GGCGATGGATAGGCTAATAGAGGGGATATTGGTATGTGGGTTATTGAGCCTAGCGGTCGTAGTATTGGTTTTCGCCTCTGCCGCTATGGGGTGCGCGTGGGCGATGCAGTATCTCAGCTAATCAACGTAGTGGTATTTCTCAGCGACAACCCTAACGAATCGCTATCTGGACGCAGTTATAGGCAGAAGCGTCATTGGTTTTGGGGTAAAATGTTGGTTGTAATCGATACGATGTTCTATCTAGTACAGAAAGAGCATTGTCGCAAGTCACACGAGGCAGACGTAAAAAGGGCGTCTGATCTGTTAAAGAGTGCTGTATAACATGGATGTTCTTGAGACTGTTTTACGATGGATCGTTATGCCGATTGCGGGTTTCGTCTGGCTAATGTTTGTTCGGCAGCAGGATCACAGCACACAACTAGCAGTGCTTAGAACAGAAAGTGACATGGCGCGCCAGGCGCATGATCGAGAGATCAAAGACATTAAAGACAAGTTAGACAAGATATTAGAGAAGCTCGACGAAAAAGCGGATAAGCGCTGATGTGGACTGCATTAGTAGGGCCAGTTACGGGGTTGGTCAAAGATTGGTTTGCAGCCAAGCGGGAAAAGTCGCAGGCAAAACACAGCGCTCAGATGGAGGTCATATCCAACACGGCACTGTGGGAAGCCAAGATGGCTGCGGCAACGGACAGATCGTGGAAAGACGAGTGGTTCACTGTGCTGTTATCTCTGCCCATCCTTGCGATTATCTACGGTGTTGTAATGAACAATACAGACATTATCGGGCGGGTAGGCCTAGCATTTCAGCAATTGAATTCGTTGCCTGAGTGGTATCAGTACCTGTTGTTTGTCGCGGTCTTCGCCAGCTTCGGCATCCGGGGCGCTGACAAGATTTCACAGCTACTGCAAAAAAGATGAATTATTTTTCTGAGGACGAGCTCCGCTGCCAATGCGGATGCGGCGTCTATGTGTTTGATGAGAACGTACTTGATTTACTCAACAGCATTCGTAGCGATTGCGGCTTCCCTATTGCCGTTTCTAGTGGTTATCGATGCCTTGAACACCCTGTAGAGAGACACAAGGGTCACATAGGCGCGCATAGCAAGGGACTGGCAGTAGATCTAGCAGTCAGCTACGACAAAGCACACCGGGTGTTAGAAGTGGCCCTGGCTCACGGCTGTCCGAGAATTGGTGTCAATCAGCGCGGTGACGGGCGCTTCATCCATCTCGACTGGGACTACGACGCCCCCCATCCCACAGTTTGGTCTTACTGAACTTTTATAACCAAACAGTCTAACGACGACTAAGCATTTCGGTTTAGACTCGCCTCAGGGGAAAAGGAGGCGATATGTTAGTGACTGTCCAAATCAAGGGCCGAATTGACGAGGCTCTGACTCAATACCGCGGGTGTCCCATAGTTGATGCAGACGAGGATACTGTGTGGCTCGCGGTCGACGCTGATGACGTGTATACAAACTATACATATAAAGAAGAGACCCAAGACTACGAGTTTTGGGGCCAACGGGGAATTGAGAAGATAGGCACGCTAGACGTTCATCAATGTATGTTCGCTGGCAGGCCTGTGCTCAATGCATATGAAGTAGTAGAACAAATAATGGAGGGCTCTGAATGAGCGAAGAAGCGAAACAGTCTTTGTTCGAGAAACTGTTTGCAGTTGACCTAACAGACCAGAAAGACAAGAAAGGTCAGTTCACTTATCTATCGTGGACCGACGCCTGGCAGATCATCAATCAAGAATGTAACAACGTGGACTACGAGATACACGACGATGTGGTGTTCCCGGATGGAACCGTGGAAGTGCGTGTAACAGTAGAAATAGACGGGTCGAAGCGCATGATGTGGCTGCCGGTCAAGAATCATCAGCAAAAAGCTATCGTTAATCCTGACGCAAGGCAGGTAAGTGATGCTAGGATGCGTTGCCTAGTCAAATGCCTAGCCATGTTTGGGCTGGGGCTGTACATCTACCAGGGTGAAGATATTCCGAAAATCCCTGTTTCAGAAAGCAATGAGTATCTTGAGCTAAAGCAGAGGCTCGAGGAAGACGAGAAAGGGTTCATTCTGTGGTATCTGCAGCTAGATGAGGACACGCAGTCTGAGATCCTGCAAAGCGCTGCTCCGCATAAGAAAATCACGGAGTGGAAACAGCAAGTAAGGGACGCGACGACGAGGATTCATCAGTCGTGCGATGAGTGGGCCGCTCAGTTGATAGAGTGGAGATGCGATGAGGAGGGGAAAGAAAACACAGATTCAATTGGCGAATGCATGGTCGATTTCGATCCGTATGAGCGGTTCCTAGTTATGGCGAGAATGGACGAAAGCGACAAAGACTATTACCGAAACATTTACTTAAAGAGGCTAAACAATGGCACGGGGAGTTAATAAAGCAATAGTGGTTGGCAACTTGGGCAATGATCCAGAATCCAATGAGTTACCAAGTGGGGGCGCTGTCACAAATATCAGTGTGGCAACAAGCGAATCGTGGAAAGACAAAAGCGGTCAAAAGCAGGAACGCACTGAATGGCACCGCGTTGTCTTCTTCAATCGTCTGGCAGAGATCGCTAAAGAGTACTTAAAGAAGGGCTCTAAGGTGTATATCGAGGGCTCACTTCGCACGCGCAAGTGGCAGGATAATCAGGGCCAGGATCGTTATACGACGGAGATTGTGGCGTCCGAGATGCAGATGCTTGACTCAAAGGATGCGTCCGGGGATGGCTTCCCGAAAGACGATATACCGTTCTAATGGAGCATTTTAACTGTGGCGAGCGCGTCCGCGCTTTACAGGACAAATTGTCTGTGACGAGCGTTGAGCTAGCAAAGCGGGTTGGAGTAACTCCTCAACAGCTGGCTCGTTGGCGCCACACGTCCAATCTAAAGCTGCACACGGTGCAAAAAGTCTGCTCCGCACTGGGGATAGGCCTGCACGTTTTCTTTGAGGAGGATGACAAAAAAGCCCCCTAACGGGGGCAAATCCACGGGGGTGGAGGGTTATTCATTATATCACGCATAGGGGGCGCGAATGACCGCTGAAAAGCTGTTGCAAAGGGTAGAGAAGTACAAAACGCTGGGAGATGGTCGCTGGGTGGCTGTTTGCCCGGCTCACGCTGACAGGTCACCCAGTCTGCATATCACAGAAAAATCTGATGGGATGGTGCTCATTCACTGCAAAGCAGGATGCGGCGCCACAGAGGTGCTAGATGCTGTAAACCTGCACTACGACGATTTGTTTCCGGTAGACGGCTATCGGCAAGAGGCCAGGCGACGAGTATCGCAATCGAGCGAGGATGAGTTCGTGATTGAGCTCTGGGAGCACGATAGGTCCAGGGGTAGGCTACCTACTAGGGAAGACAAAAAACGCTTCAGAGACGCGCTCCGGAGGGTCTCAGAGGGTAATGGCTTCGTATCTGAGGTTATATCGCAGGCGACAAAGACTCATAGCAGATGAGCATTAGGGCGATTAACTGGGCGCTCAACACCGTGAGCGGGATCACTAGCACGCAAAAAGCGATATTGATTGCGTTGGCTGATAGGGCTAACGAGGACAATCAGTGCTGGCCGTCCTATGAAGACATCTGCTCGAGAAGTTGTGCGAATCAGAAAACGGTGGCGTCGGCGCTGAAGGCGTTAGAGCAGCTGGGGTTCATAAAGAAGACCCGGCGATACTCTAAAAGCACTCTTTACGAGTTGCTCATTTCTTCCGATATTGGGTCTATCAATACTACCGATATTGGGTCTATCAGTTCTACCGATATTGGGCATAAGGATACACCCAATATTGGAAATCTAACCATCAATGAACCATCAAAAGAACCATCAAAGAAAAAACGTAGTCGTAAAACCCCAGAGGGGGTAGACCCTGAAGCTTGGACTAACTGGGTGGAGTACAGAAAGAAGTTTAAGTCGCCGGCAACAGAAAGAGCGTTGACCCTGGTCGCCAATAAGCTAAAGCAAATGTCGGCAGAGGAGCAACGGGAAGCAGTCGATAGGTCAATTGAGTGCGGGTGGAGATCGGTATTCCCTAAACAAAAAGACGAGATACGGGAGCATGAGTTTTGATACAGGAACGACGGTTTGATTTTACGGACAAGGATCTGCAAGAGATCTTTGCAAAAAGCGAGGCTGCAGATGTTGTCGGCATCAGCGCGTTTGAAGACAAGTTCATGGGCAAGATCAACGGGAGTGGCGATCTGAGCGGATTTACGTTGCCGTGGGCCGACACCCATCATCTGGTAAGGATGCACACTGGCGCTGTTAGCTTGTGGTGCGGTATCAACGGGCATAAGAAAAGCACTTGTATCTCTCAGGTAGCGCTTCACATTGCACGGCAAGCAACGGTAGGTGTCGCTAGTTTTGAGATGAAGCTCGAGGATCAGGCATTCATGATGTGCAAGCAGGCTGCAGGGTCAGACCGTGTCGCACCGGAGTATGCCCGGCGATTCTACGACTGGGTCAAAGACCGCGTTTGCTGGTATCGGGCGCTGGGCGGTGTCAGTCCGCTCGAGGCTTTGGGCGCAATCGCTGCGATGGCTGATCGTGGCTGCAAGTTCATAGTGTTAGACAATTTGCAGTTCTGTGGCGTTACAGATGACATTGAGCGGGAGCGTTTGTTCTGCAATCAGCTGATTGGCATGGCGGAGGCAAAGGACATTCACATTGCTGTCGTTCACCACGTCCGCAAACCACAAAGCGGGGGCGATGAGTATTTGCCAACGCGGTTCGACGTGCGAGGCGGTGGCACGATTGTCGATCAGGCGCATATGCTTTTCATTTGCTGGCACAACAAAAAGCGGGCGAGGTTAGTTGAGGCGAAAGAGTTAGGAATGCCACTCAACGACAAGGAGCTCAAGCTATTAGAAGAGCCAGGATTCAAGCTGGTGCTAGCGAAGCAAAGGCATATGCCGTTTGAAGGAACATTTAAACTGTGGGAAGACGGGGGTCAGACTTTTAAGAAACGGGCTGATGGCAGAACTCTACGAGTGGAGGAGATATGAGCAGTTGGAATCAACAGGTTGGTGGCACGCACTACAAGCACTTGCAGATACAGCCACTAGAGTATGCGTTGAAAAATGGACTAGGGATTTGTGAGCACGCCGTCATAAAGTATGTATCGCGCTGGCAAGACAAAGGCGGCATCGACGATCTGCGTAAAGCTAGGCACTACATTGATCTTCTTATAGAGCACGAGATGAATGAGTGAGTTTTGGTTAGTCAAAAGCAAAAGCGAGCTACGTGACCGTATCGAGTTTTTTGTTAAATATTTAGAGGCTGAATGGAACTGGGAACACCCTGTACAATGGAAGGTGTCAAAATTTTCACCGAAGAGGTCAATGTCACAGAATGCCCTCTTCCATGTTTGGTGTAGGGAATTGGCAACCAGCTTCTCGGAGCGCGGCGCCGATATTGATGAAGAGCGTATGAAGACGCTCATGAAATACAAATTCCTCGGGACGGAAACAAAGGTTATAGGACAAACCGAAATCCCAGACCAGGTACGAGAAACGAGTAGCCTCACTCGCGGCGAAATGTTTGAGTTCATGGACGAGGTGCAATGTTGGGCACTTGATCATGGAGTGAACCTGACTTGCCCTACAGATTCGGAGTACATGCAACTTAAAGGGGGCTAGCATGGATCATCCGTTGCTGCAGTTCTGCTCAACAGAAAAACAGCACATTGTCATGACGCTTCATCTCACGGAAGGGATGTCGCAGGTAGAGATCGCAAAGAAGTTAAAAACGTCTCGGAGTGCGGTAAGAGACCACATTAGGGCGGTGAAGGAAAAGGCCGCTGCCCGCGGATACAGCCCTGAGAACGATTGGCATCATCCGGTGCCAGACGGGCATAAGATCAAGGGCGTATCGACCTTCTACGATGACGACGGCCAGCTGGTAAGGCAGTGGGTAAAGTCGCAGGTAGATGAGAAGCGGCAGTTTGAGATACTTGTTGAGAGGATAGAGTCCGCTCAAGAAGGGCTGACACGATTCAAGCCTATTGCCGCCCCAAAGTCGTGTGATGAAAACCTACTCAGTCTGTTAACGATCACAGACTTTCACCTCGGTATGTATGCCTATGAGGCAGAAACCGGCGATGACTGGGACATCAGTATTGCCCGGGATGTATTCCTGAACTCAATTTACGAGATGATCAAAGCGAGTCCAAAGTCTGGCACAGGGATGCTTTGTCAGCTGGGCGACTTCTTGCACTGGGACGGTATTCTTAGTGTGACTCCGCAGTCTGGGCACATCCTGGACGCAGACACGCGGTACGGTAAGCTTGTAGAAATGGCAATGTCAGTAATGACTGAGGCCGTGATGATGATGTTACGCAAGTTCGATAAGGTCATCGTTATATCAGCGGAAGGAAATCATGATATTTCTGGAAGCATCTGGCTGCGAAAACACCTGAAGCATATGTTTGCAGATGAACCCCGGCTGGAGGTTATCGACAACGACTTCCCGTATTACGCATATTTGCATGGTCAAACTATGTTGGGGTTCCATCATGGTCACAAAGTAAAGCTCGCGCAGCTGCATAAGTTGTTTGCGAGCGAGCCTAGGTTTAGAGAAATGTGGGGCAATGCTAACTGCACTTACATTCACACTGGGCACTATCACCATGAGCGAGTCGTTGAGGACGGCGGAGCGATTGCAGAGATGCATCCGACATTGAGCGCCCGGGATGCCTATGCCGCTAGAGGTGGATGGGTGTCACGCCGCGGAGCTAAAATCATTACCTATGACAAGGTCGACGGCGAAGTAGCCAGGACAACTGTGAGGCCCAGAAAATGATGAACATTATCGAAGTCCCGCTGCCGAAAGGCTCTGCGTTATTTCTGACTACCACCATCGCGGGAGCGCACACTAATCTTGCTAATGGAAAGCATACTGATGTCTACACTGACAGCTTTCCTGAGGGCATAACCATTGCTATGCACTTGGATGCGTTTGCAGAACTATGGGAAGAAGCCCTCGAGGAAGAAGCTGAGATCAGCTTTGAGCCAGACTCAGTGCTCATCAAGTTGTTGAAGGGCGAACAGCAAGATGGCGGTTAAAAGAGACGCGGCTGACATTTGGTTTAGTAAGGCGGTTCGGGCCCGGGATGGAAAGTGCCTGCATACCGGCAGGACTGATGCATTGGAGTGCGCCCACATATATGGGCGTCGGGCAAAGATCCTTCGTTGGGATATGTGTAACGCGGTGACACTAACCCATAGTAGCCATCGTTACTTCACAGAAAACCCTATAGCTTTTCATGACTGGCTTGTGATGACGCTAGGTGAAGGGCATATGGAGATTTTGCGAGAAAAGTCGCAAGGCCATATGAAAACTAACGAAGCGCTGCGAAAAGAAATAGCGAAGCACTACCGAGAAGAGTTCCGTAAAAAAGAATCTGACCCTGAATATGTGATCATAAGCTACACGTAGTTATAACAACAAAGTCTAAGCAGTAAAGCTAAGATATGGTAATTTGCAGATGGGGGCGTAACAGCTAGGAGGAAGCATGAACATTGAAGATTTTGAAGAAGTCGATGACCGTATGCTCGAAATGTTTGTTAGCCAAAAGTATCACTGGAAGTCGTTGTCGCCAGTGAAGCAAAGATCTATGGCTGCAGAGCTAATGAAGCATCGGTTTTTGCAGAAACAGTATCTGAACTTCATAAACCAAGTGTTGGCGGATCGGGATGGCTTCCGTAAGTACAGGGAACTTCTCAATGCAGATCAATGAAATGGTTATGGCGTTTTTGGTTATCACCCTTTTGTCACTGATTTATACGTTCGTAGCATGAAGACTAGCGGCTGGTACATAGAATACGACTCAAGTGATGTTGCGCTGGCTATTCAGGCTGCGACGCAAACAGCTGAGAGGCTCGGCGAAGACATGGCGATACGGCAGGATCTGTCTGTAATCCCGCTATGGGCCGCGCAAGAGCCGCCGCTTGAGATCATCCGCTGTCCTGCCGCGCTAAAAAAGAGACCGCGAACAATAATCCATCGGGTGGTAAAATAAGGAATTGGCCCCGTCACTCCTACGGTGAGCCGTGGCATCGACAGACTCAATGCTAGCAGGGGGCTTGCATTAAGCTGCAAAATTGAGTTTACCACGGCACTAATCTATCCCATGGCTATTCCATGGTTGTAACGAGGATATAGCGTGAAGCTAGAAGACATGGTCACGGAGTATCAAGATCTTGGCCTCGAGTTACCAGGTTTCATTCATCACGAAATAACTGTGCGTGAAATCGCGCTGATCGCTGATCTCGATATTATGGAGTATATGGAGAGGCTAGATCCTCTGTGGTTGGCGGCAGTCTATCCAATGCATCATGAGGATATCGTCGAAAACCTTTGGTCTGGTCATCCTTTGGAGATGTTAGTGGACGGCAAGTTTGAGCAACACTGCTTTAACTTCGTGATATCGGCCACCATTGGCTGGTGCAAAGACAAGGTCATACCGTTGAATGAATTACTGCGAAGCGGCAACCTGCGCGCGTCAGAGACGCCTGGCGTAGTCCTGCCGTTTGTGAGGCACTAGTGAGGTTAGATTTTAAGATTAATCAAAAGGCTATTGAGCAAATGGTGTCGCCACAGTGGCGGGATCAGATTCCCTTTGTTATCAGTCAGTCCATTAGAAAGACTATGTTTGCTCAGAGAGAAGAGCAGCAGAAAGCGATGGACAAGCATATTGAGGGTGGCCCTGTTCGGTTCACGAGGACGGGTGTCCGCTACTTTGCCGGCAACAAGCGCAACTTACAGGGCATGGTGTTTTACGCAGAGAACAGAGCGCCATATATGCGACTCATTGTTGATGGCGGGACAGAAGTCGCGAAGCGCAGAAAGCTCAATGAGCCAGTTAATGTAAGGCTGACAAAGCAAGGTAACATACCCAACTCGTATATCCGCAAGAAAGAGGGCGATCCTAAGTTTTTCTTCGGCATCCCGAAGGGTAAGAGCGGAGAGCGTTACCGTGGAGTTTGGCGGCGTTATGGGCGCCCGGGCTACAACACAAAAGGAAAGGCGAAAGGTAAGATTCGTCTTATGGTCAGCTGGGATAGGTCGCAAAGGTTTCAGCGACAGACGTTCCCGGCCAGAGAGGTGTTCACGAAGCACGTCCCAATGTACTTCCAACGGCATCTGCCTATTTCTCTGCGGAAAGCTATTCGCAGTTCAATCGCAAGATCTAGCAGGCAGACTGGTTTTTGATGAGCTTAGAAGACGAATACTTGGCGATGCGGATGGGCAAGCATGGTCTAGTAAAAAAGCTCTGGGCGAGTTGCCAGCTTGATTGGTTCGAGGCGGAGCTCACTGGGGAGACGGAAGACATCCCAGGTTTGTACGGGCTAAAGGAATTTGACTGCCCATATTGCGAAGACAGACACCAGTCCATAGAGATCTGGTCTAGAAAATAAAGGCTATTCCATGGCTATTCCACGG